CCTCTACATTTTCACACTGGTCAATCGTCCTTGACATTTTTTCATACTCAAACATTTTTGCAGGACTATCGAGTTTGATATCATCGGGATGTGCTTCTGACATGTTATCGTCTCCGTAAAGTTCGTCAGTCATCAGTGTGTCCTCAAAATCCAGTGTTGAACATAAGTGAGCCAAGGTTCTTCTTTCTGTTGCATAGTAGCATACCAGTGCCTTCCAAACTCATCCAGAGCATCAAGATGATGAACTCCGTGATTATCAATCGCACGAGAGATATGTTTGAATGTTTGTGGTTTAGTCATCTGTATTGCTCCAGAACGTCAATAAAGTGTTGAATACAATCTTTGGGAATGTGAATGGTTTGGTATCCTGGTCCGTTGCCATCCTCTACACTCACAGTCCCATACTCATCAGCGGTGAAATCAAAACTCCAACCGTCTTCTTCGTGTTCAATTTTGATGTCTTTGGTAATAGTGTAGCTCATAGAACCTCCCATTCAGTTTCCCAGTGGCAATCTTCACTTATATTGACCCAGAAGAAGTATTTCTGATTCTCACTAGCAAGAAACAGCATACCATCTCCTTTGTCCTGCTCAACAACACAGATAGGATTACCATCCATAGAGTTAACAAGACGATTCTTTGCCTTGCTGGATTTAGGTTTTACAGTCACTCTTCGCATTTGAGATTCACTCGTGGTGGAATGTCCATAAGTTCATCATACAGCATCTGGGCGAACCCGTAGTGTGGTCGTGTGCCAGTTTCTAAACTGGTACTGGTCGCAACCGTCCACATAATATCCAGGTCATATTTACTCGGTAGTTCCTTCATCATCATGTAAATCTTCAAACAACTGTTTTACATCTTCAAATGGAATGACTTTCTCTTTACCAGTTTCAATATCTTCAACCAGTTGTTGTAGGTGCTCTAGAAACTCCTTTGGTAAGGTATCATCCTCACCAAGGTAAGACCAGAAGCAATCATTACACTCTTCGTATGGATCATCATAGAACATCAGTGCATAATCATCCCAGCGACCAGTCATCAAATCAGCCCAGTTGCGGAATGAATGATTGATGCTTTGCCAACCAGTCATCCAGCAGTGACCAATCCAGTATTCAAACCAGTTCATCTTGGTTTTCTTATTTCCTGTGCCGAGCACTGCTCTGCTGAAGATCATGCTACCCCATTTGCAGAATCAAAATTTTCATCTGAGTTCTCCAGATAGCTCCAGTCCCAAGTCCTAGCACAGATATCTGCATCAAAACCAAATTTATGAACCCAGAATACGATACCCAACAGACCGTTGCTTCCCATATTTAATTGGAAGTATGGAAAAGATGCATACTCATTCCACGATACAGAAAACTGTAAGAGAGAACGACGCTTTAGTGGACGAGGGAAGTGCTTACTTAGGTTTAAGATTTGCACATAATACTCATGACCAAAGTCTTCTCTATATGATGCTTTAAATAAATTCATTTTCCTTTTTCCTCCATTCAATTCTCATCCTCTTATAAGTTGAATCATTAGCCGCCAGATCTCTTTTCTCCTTAAAGACTCTAGCTGCTCTTGCTTTTTCGTTGGTGAGAGCATCTGATTCTTGAGGGAGGATTTCTCCGCGACTTCCATACTTCTTCCCCGAAGCATGATTTGCATATCTTCTGGCGCGAGTAAATCCCATCTCAAGGAACTTCCTAGCCATGTCCATACCAACGAAATCTTTCCTGGACTTGTAGTCACAGAACATCTGGTATATTTTAGAAGCAGATTTGTGAGCCACAGTTTCATTTACAAACCTCCAGTGAGCGCATATGTCGTCAGTATAAGGGCGTACCAATAGCACTCCTTGCTCTCCCCTTCCAATACGATAAAGCTTGCGAGTCTCTGGAAGTGTGAAGTCCAGAACCTTGTAGTCCAAGGCATAGTTAAACTCCATCATGAAGGTCTTCGTGTCTTGCCTCCACTATAACACCATCTCTAAAGAGAACATGGCAGGTGGGCCACTTTGAATAGTGGGTGTTCCACTCCCGAGGATACACTTCAATAACTTTAAACAAATAGACAGGTCGAATTTTTCCATGCCTTCCATTAGGAACCCATTCAAATGTATTCCATGGGGCAGTCATCTCTTCCTCAGGCACATCCACAAAGTCATGTGTGTGAGAGTAATCGATTTCAAATAATCTTCCAGCTGGATCAATCCAGTAGTCTGCCATGCAGCAATCAAGATCTTTTGTTTGCAGGACCCTGTTCAGGTATCCTGGTCCAAGATCGTATGAGCATCTGATTGTGTCGAACATTCCCATTCGTATTTCCTCAAACTAAATGATCCATCTTCATTATCTATCCACTCAAGAACGTCTCCCTCCTTCCAATTCATCTGAGCGATCAGTTCATCTGGAAATTTAAGGACTCCATCTTCATCTACTTTAGCTACCCAAGTCATTCGATTCCACTTCACCGTACAATAAACTCGTTATCTTAAGATATCTATTTAAATATTTGTCTCTAAGTATTTGAAGAACATCTGCATCCTCAAATTCTTCTAAGTTTTCCATAATAGAAATGAGACTTTCTAAATCACCAACAACTTTGGCATAAGTCAATTTGTTTTTCACGCAAAGTTTCGAATCATATTTCCACCATTATAGCAATAAAAAAAGAGGGGTGCAACCCCCCTTCAGTAGTTATGTCATGATTATAACATAGTTATTTAGTTTTAGGTCGGAAGGGGCAGTCAGGACATCCTGCCCCACAGCATCCTTTAGAGTGCGTTGCCACGGGGCAAGACTTCCTCTGGGAATACAAAGTTCTCGTGTGGTTGATCTACTGGAGCCATCCACGCTCTAAGTCCCTCATTAAGGAGGATGTTCTTCGTATAGAACGTTTCAAACTCTGGATCTTCTGCCGCTCTAACTTCCTGAGATACAAAGTCGTAGGCACGTAAGTTAAGAGCAAGACCGATGATGCCAATAGAAGAAGTCCAGAGACCCATAACTGGAACGAAAAGCATAAAAAAGTGCAACCAACGTTTATTGCTGAAAGCAATACCAAAGATCTGAGACCAGAATCTGTTAGCCGTAACCATAGAATAAGTCTCTTCCTCCTGAGTCGGTTCAAATGCTTTGAAAGTATTTGCTTGATCACCATCTTCGAACAGGGTGTTCTCTACTGTAGCACCATGGATGGCACAAAGTAAAGCTCCCCCAAGAATACCAGCAACTCCCATCATATGAAAAGGGTTGAGTGTCCAGTTGTGGAAGCCCTGGAGGAACAGCAGGAAGCGGAAGATCGCCGCCACACCGAAGGAGGGCGCGAAGAACCAGCTGCTCTGACCCAGGGGGTACATCAGGAAGACGCTGACGAACACCGCAATAGGACCAGAGAATGCGATTGCGTTGTAAGGGCGGATGCCAACCAGTCGGGCAATCTCAAACTGACGGAGCATGAACCCGATTAGGCTGAAAGCCCCGTGGAGCGCCACAAAAGTCCAGAGTCCCCCAAGTTGGAACCAGCGGACGATATCTCCCTGAGCCTCAGGACCCCAGAGAAGAAGAAGAGAATGACCCATAGAATCTGCTGGAGTACTAACTGCCGCAGTAAGAAAGTTTGCACCCTCAAGATAACTGGATGCAAGACCATGAGTGAACCAACTCGTAACGAAAGTTGTCCCAGTAAGCCAACCACCAAGAGCAAGATAAGCTGTGGGAAAAAGAAGTAGTCCAGACCAACCAACAAAAACGAAACGATCTCTCTTAAGCCAGTCGTCAAGGACATCGAACCACCCCCGTTGTGAAATAGGTTGAGAAAGTGTTGAGGAAACCATTAATAGTCATCTCCATATTTGATAGTAGTTGTAGAATTCATCATTTCAACAGTCGTTTGGAATCCATTTGCGACTGTGAGATCATGGGTTTTTCCAATGTCATACACTGCTGCAACGTCGTAGACGGGCGCGGTAATCCAAGAAAATCCCTTGCCGAATGTATTATCAGGATTGACGACGTACCAATG